CTGCTGGGCACTACCAGTATTCAGCACTGCAGCTATGAGTCCGAGGCTGATCTGTCGGAGTTCGATGGCGACAGCACGGACCGGCATCTCAGTCTGGAATTTGTGATCTGGCTTAACGAAGGGTAAAGACATGACCGAACTCGCACGCACAGGCATTGGCGGCACGCTGGAAGTTGGAAACGGCGCGTCACCCGAGGTATTTACTGCCATCGCCGAAATCGTGTCGGTCGATGGCCCGTCGCTTTCCATCGAGGAAAAGGATGCGACCACGCTCGATTCGGGCGGCGTCAAGCAGAGCATTCCTGGCCTGGTCGACTACGGCCAGCTCGACATTGAGCTGCTGTTCACCAAGCACTCGACCCACACGGCGCTGCGCAACGACGCCACCGCGCGGGCCGAGCGCAACTACCGCATCACGTTCCCGACCTCGCCCACGACCGTTGGGGCGTTCAGCGGCTACGTGAACAAGTGGGGCCAGAACATGAACCCGAATGATCCGATGCGGGCGAATGTCGGCCTGAAGATCAACAGCGCAGTGAGCTGGACCTGATGTCGAAACCCAAGAGCATCGAGAGCCTGGCCGACCTGACCGCCGCGCGCCCGCTGAAACGCTGGGAGCGCGAGATCAAGAGCCTGAACGGCGCGACGGTCCACTTCCGCGAGCTGACAGCCGAGGGCATCGACGTGTTCCTCGAGCTGGGCCAGGCCGGCAACACCGCATCTTTCCGGCGACCGGAGATCGTGAAGCTGCTGGGCCACACGCTCTGCAACAGCGCGGGTGACCTGCTCGTGAAGGCTGGGAAGGGTGAGAGCGGGCTGAACACGATGCCGTGGGATGTCGTGCAGGAGCTGTTCCAGGAGGCCATCGCCTGCCTCGGCCTCGGCCGGGCGGAGCTGGACGAAAAAAAAGCCGCCTGAGCGCCGACGGCGTACTGCGGTTTTTGTATCGGCTGGCCTATGACCTCGGCTACACGGTTCGCGACCTCACTGCGCGCATGGGATCGGATGAGTTGGGTTACTGGATGGCTTTCTACGAGCAATACGAACCGCACAAGGCCGACGATCGCCGGGCGGCCAAGCTCGCCTATTTTGCCGGCAACACCTTCGGCAAACCGATCCGCTGGCCCGAGATGGCCGAGAACTTCGGCGTAGAGGCACCCGGCAAGCCGCAGGCCAAGACGCTGCAGGCGCTGCCAGACGTGGTTGAGAGCATCGGCCACGCCATGCCTGAACACATCCGCGCAAGGTTCCACTGATGGCCACAGCCGGCACAGTCACGATCAAACTGGATGGCGACTCAGCCACGCTGATCCGTGAGCTGAACAAGGCCAACCAGGCCAGCAAGTCCACCTTCGGCGAGATCAAGCGGGAAGCGGCCGATGTCGCGGCCAAGTTCGCGGTAATCGCCACGGCTGCGGCGACAGCCTTTGCCATGCTGACGAAGGCCAGCTTCGACAGTATCGACGAGCTCGCCAAAGTATCCGACCGCCTGGGCGTCACCACCGAGGCGATGCGCACCCTGCAGGTTGCCGCCGATCTGGCTGGCGTGTCGCAGGAACTGCTCACCAAGTCCCTGCAGAAGCAGCAGCAGGCATTGGTGAGCGCCAGCGATGGGGCGGGTACTGCCGGTCAAGCCTTTGCCCGCCTCGGGCTGAATGTACAGGCGCTGATCGAACTACCGGCCGACCAGCAGTTGGTGGCCATCGCCACCGCGATTGCCAGCGTCGACAACGTGACCCGGCGCAATGCGCTGGCGTTTGAGATCTGGGGCGCCCGCGCTTCGGAAATGATCAACTTCGCCATCGGCGGCATCGCCAGTATCGAAGAGCTTCGCGCGCTTCTTGAGGATCTGAACGTCACGGTATCGCGTTTCGATGCCTCGAAGATCGAACAGGCCAATGATGCAGTCAAGACTGCCTCACTGGCCTTCGAGGGGTTGGGGAACACCATCGCCATTGCCGTGGCGCCGTATGTAACGCAGCTCGCGAAGGACTTCACTGCTGCGGGCCGTGAGTCACACGGCTTCAAGGCCCAAGTGCTGGATGCAATGTCCGGTGCCGCAACGGCGGTGGGGTTCTTTGCAGACCGGTGGAGGGATACGGGCGTCGCGATCAAGGCCATTCTCGCCGTAGTGACCTACGTGGCCTCGTCCGTTGCGGCAGCTTTTGCCGTCCTGGGCGCGAACATCAACGCGCTGTTCGTTCACCCCTTGCTGACAGCCCTCGCGCGGGTCATCGAAGCAAGCGGCGCGGCGGCGAGCATGGTCGGCCTCGATGGCATGGCGGCGTCTGCCAAGACCGCTGCTGGCGAGATACGCGGCATCGCGGCTGCGATCGATGGCGCAGCTCAGGGCGCACTGGACTTTGCCGACAACCTGAAAATGACGGCGGTGCAGTTTGCCGATGAGATCGAGGCAACCAACAAGCTGCCGCTGCTGAGCACCAGTGTCGATAACTGGCTGAAAAAGGCCAAAGCCGCCGCTGACGAAGCTGCGACTGCGATGCAGGGGGCCACCGACAAGAAGGACGGCCTCGACGTAAGCGTCGACCCGACGAAGCTGGGCCGCAACCTCTACGCGCAGACCCTGATCGCGCCGAAGATGGAAGTGCCCGAGATCGACATGCCGAAGATGCCGCACCTTGACCCGGCTGTGGCTCGGGAGATGGCCGACCTCTCAGCCCAGCAGTATCTGGAATCGTGGCAACTGGCCAACGAGCAGCGGCGTGTTGCCGAGGAAGAACTGCGGGCCACGCTGTTCCAATCAGACGAACAGGCGGGTATTGCCCTGATCGAACTGGCAGCAGCTCAGGCTCGCGAGAAGGTTATCGCCGAGTGGGAGGCACGCGGTCAGGCCATCAGCGAGACCGGCGAGACTGCCGACCCCGCCCAGCAGGGCGAGTTCGAGCTGGCGGTGAAGGAGCAGATGCTGGCCAGCGAGGCGGATCTGCTCAATCGCCGGCTGGCCATGCAGCAGCAGTTCGGCGGGCAGTACCTGAACATCCATCGATCAATTGCCACACTCATGGGCAAGACCTGGGCGGATGGCCACAAGAAGACGCTGGCCAATACGGCGTCGTTCGCAAGCTCCGCTATGTCGATCACCCAGTCCCTGTTCGGGCAGAACAAGAAGGTGGCCGTTGCGATGGCGGTGATCGATACCTTGCGCATGGCTGTTCGTGCTGGCGCCGATACGCCCGGCCCGTGGCCGATCAAGGCGGCAGCCATAGCAGCTGCGCTGGCGTCCGGTTATGCGCAGGTCAGTTCGATCAAGAGCACGAACATCGGCAGCAGCTCGGCCGGTGGTGGTGTGGGTGGGGGGGCCGGCAGCGCGCCGACGCCGCAGCCAATCAGCAATGCCACGAACGACGAACAGGAGAACCGCCGATCAGCCATCCAGGTGGTGTTCCAGGGCGATGTTGTGGGCTGGGACGACTTCATGCGCGACCGGTTTGTCAGCTCCCTGCGGGATCTGGTCGACGGCAATGACGTGATCCTGTTCGGCTCCAATAGCCGGCAAGCCGCAGAAATCAGGGGCGCATAGGTGCAGGCAGTACGTTACGAGGCGCGCCGCAGTCTGGTCTCCGGCCACACCGAGGCGGGGCTGTACACGATCAACCTGCAGCTCACCGACTGCGACCGGAAGCGGGACGTTGAGCGCAAGCAGCAGCGGGCGCTGGGCGGGGCGACATATACGCTCTACCACCGTGGTGATGTGGTCTGGCAGTGTGAGACCGCGCCACTTCAGGGGGCCGACGCCGATCTGATGCGCGAGTTTCTAGACAGCGTGGAGGATGGCCAGGTCTTCCAGTTCGACCCGCTCAACTGGGCCGGCGTGTCACCGAATGCCATGCGCTCGGTGGTGATCACGTCGGATGGTTACACCGAGAACCGCTACGCGCAGCGCGGATCGCAGTCGCTCGACTGGTTCAAGTTCCGCTTCTCGTTCACCGAGCAGCCCTGATGCGCACCGATCCGCCTGACATCGCGACAGCCCGCGAGGCCCGTTCGCAGGCGTGGCGCTATGCCCTGCAGATCATGTTCGACACGTCCAGCCCGACGATCACCAGCGTCGAGGGGATTGCCAACCTGCCGGGGACCCCCATCGAGGGGGTGATCAAGGCGATCAGTTCCCGCAGCCAGCAGGTCTGGCCAGATGAAGGCCGCACGACCATCGGCCAGATCACGGTCGAGATCGTCGATATTGCCGAAGCCCTGACGATCGAGCTGCGCGACCAGCTCCACAACGACGACGCCGGTATCCGTGACAAGGAAATCCGGGTCTTTGCCGGGACCGGTGACGACTTCAACAACTTCACGCGCGTGGCCACGGCCTTCGTCGACAGCTGCAGCTACTCCGACGGCGTGTATTCGCTGGTCGCCAGGGACCGCACCCGCGAGCTGCGCGACAAGATTCTCGAACCGAAGAAGACCCGCACGTCTGCCGCGGTGACCGTCGACGCCACGACCATTTCAGTACGCAGCACCGCTGACTTCGAGATGGTGACTCACGGGCCATCCTTTGCCGATGCACCCAGCGCAACGGTCGGTTATCTCCGCTACCGCAAGACCGGCGAGATCATGCGGTATACGGGCAAGACCTCGACCACATTCACCGGGGTCACCCGCGGCGTGTTCCGCACCCGACCTGCTGCGATCGAGTTCAACGGGGCGGATCCGGTCGAACGCTGGCCGGAGATCGAGGAATACATCTACATCGAACTGCCGGGGCCGGCGATGGCGATCGCGCTGGCCACGGGCATCGTTAACGTCAACGTCTCACCCATGCCCATGCTGCCGGATCACTGGCACCTGGGCATGGACTGGCTGACGGCTTTCGACACCGCGAGTTGGCTGAACATCGGCACCGACCTATGGAACCCTGCGGACTACAGCGCCGGCTTCCCGTTGCGCTTGGCCGGATTCCGCTCTGATACCGACGGCAAGAAGCTGATCGAAGGCGACGTGCTGCGCCTGTTGGGCCTGTATGCGCCCACGACCCCGGCAGGGACCATCAGCCTGCGCAGGGTGGCACGGATCACCGCCAGCCAGGGCTATGTGGCCGAACTGAACACAGACAACGTGGTGAGCTATGGCCCGCTGCGCTATGAGCTGGCCGCAGTCCGCAACCGCTACCAGGTCAAGTACAACTACGACGGCGAGGATTTCACCCGCTCGATGGCCGTGGTGGATGCCGGGTCCATCGGCCGCAACGGTGAGTCGGAGACCAGCACGCTGGAATTCCGCGCACTCACCACCGAACGGCACACGGAGCGCCTGATCCGTTCGCAACTGGAAGCGATGGGCGACCGCTACGCCGAGCCACCGCTGAAGATGCAGGTGAAGTGCACCCCGAACATGAACTGGCTGGAGATCGGCGATACCGTGCGGCTGCGGTTGCCGGGTGTCCAGAACCATGTGTCGGTGGGCAGCGGCACCCTTGACCAGACATTCGAGCTCCAGAGCACCAACATCAACTGGACCACGGGCGAGGTCACGTTCGAGTTGTTCGCCTCCGGTCGGCTGATCGAGCGCACGGGCGGGAACGAACTGCCCGATGCACCGCTGGCGGATGCCTGGTACACGACCACCGGCACCAACATCAGCAGCCTTGCCGGCTACGTGGCTGGCAGCCCGTCACGGCTCACCGCCAATGTCACCCTGACCGGCACCAGCGACATCAATGCAGCCGGCTCGATCTGGTACCACGCCGGGGATCTGCTCATCGACGCGGGCGTCACGGTCACGGTGCAGAACCAGGCACAGATCCGGGTGCGCGGCTTCTTCACCTGCGCGGGCACGATCAACGGGGCGGGGCGGGGCTACGCTGGCGGCACTGACCCAGACACCGTGAGCGGCACCAGCACCGGCTGGGCGAAAGCCACCGGCACGGCGGGCTATCTCGGCCCGACCAGAGCCGGCGCAGGCATGTTGGAGTTCTACTCCGACGGCGCCGATGCGGAGCACTACCGGCAGGCGGATGGGGCGGTCATCGAGGGTGCTGCGCGGGCGACTGCGGCGCCGATGCTGTCCCTGATCACCGACGACGCCGGCAACCTGACCTCGAAACTGCCCACCGATCTGCGCGGCTCGTCCGGATCCTCCGGTGGGCAGGTCGTCCAGCGGATGAACAACTTCACCGCTGCTCTGGGCACGGGGGGCACGGTCCAACTCAAGGGCGGGGCTGGTGGTGCGTCCGGTGCCGGTCTGGCGATCGTCTGTCGCGGTTTGGGATTCTCCACGGCTGGCGTGATCAACCTGTCTGGCACTGACGGCGGCGTGGGCAGCTCTGGCGGCACGCCGGATGTCTACGATACCAACGGCAAGATCCACTGGGACTTCGCGCAACAGGCCGGAGCGGGTGCTGGCGGCTTTCCGGGCGCGCTGCACATCCTGCTCGATGGCGATGGCGTTCCCTACCCGGACATCAACGCGCTGACGGTGAACCTGTCGGCGGGCGA